CTTGAAGTTGAGCTGGAAACTATTAATAAAACCAAGGAATCACATGAAACTTAGTAATGAAATTAAAGAAGTATTGAATAACTTCCAATCAATCAATAGTAATATTGCAATCGGCGAAACGAATGGAATGATTCGTACCATGGCTGTCTCTAAAACTATTATGGCGAAAGCTAATATTGATATGGTTGAGCCAGATGTTTGGCCGTATGAATTCGGCATTTATGACTTAGGTGAATTCCTAGCTTGTCTAAATATGTTTGAGGATCCTATCCTAGGATTTGATGACAATAAGAAATTTGTTAACATCACTGATGGTGTTACATCATTTAAATACTACTTCTCGGATATCGACATTCTGACGGTACCTACCAACGATATTAATTTAGCGTGCAATGATTTAACCTTCACACTTACTAGCGATGAACTGACGCGTCTACGCAAAGCTTCTGCTACTCTTAAAACGAGTAACCTAAGTATCCGCAAGAACGAATCAGCTTCATTCATTGAATGTGTGATCTTGGATAAACAAAATCCAACCTCGAATCAATTCAAGATGTCTATCGCGAATTGCAGTATAAATACAAGTGCTAAGTTTGAATTTGTTTTTGATATAAATAACTTCAAGTTCAAGCCTGCAAGTGAATACCATTTCGGTATTGACAAAAAGCAGGTAGCATTAATTAAAGCAGGCAACACAGATTACTGGGTAGCCCTTGATAAAACCACCACCTATAAGGATTAAGAAAATGAGTAAAAAAGACACAGTGACTGACGCTACCTTTGAAGAAGTACAAGATACTGGCGCTGGACCAGGTAACCCCGAAGAAAACCAAGGCCTAAGTTTGAATGACATTGGCGCTTGCGTATCAATTATTGATATCGTATCAAAGCGTGGTGCATTCGAAGGTCAGGAAATGGCTGACGTTGGAGCGGTACGTAATCGTTTAGCGACATTCTTGGATGCTGCTAAAGCTGCCCAAGATGCTGGCGAAGAGGGTGCTAATGCTTAGTAATGAAAAAGATCGCACCATGGTTTTTGACTGTATAAAAGAAATGTCAAACTCCATGGCTCGTGTTGATGCTGAGAAAGAGTTTCAAAAAGAAGCTGCTGAAGCATTGACTGATAAGGTAGAGATTGATAAGAAGCATATTAATGCTTTGGCCAAGATCTACCATAAGCAGAACTTTGCTACGTTCCAACAACAGCGAGAAGAAATCGAAGATTTGTATGAATCTGTTGTAAAGTAGTATGTACTTTGAATGAAAGCGTGGTATAATGGTACCACGTTAATTATATTATGGAGTGAATAAATGTCCAAAGATCAATTTCTCTGGGTCGAGAAGTATCGCCCTCAAACTATCGAAGAATGTATTCTTCCGGCCGGATTAAAACAGACTTTCCAAAGTATTGTTGATACAGGTGATCTTCCTAACATGATGTTTACAGGTTCGGCTGGGGTGGGTAAAACCACTGCAGCTAGAGCTCTTTGTAATCAGTTAGGTTTAGATTACATCTTAATTAACGGTTCGGAGGATGGTAACATTGACACACTTCGTGGCAAGATCAAGCAATTCGCAAGTACCGTATCACTGCAAGGTGGACAGAAGGTTGTCATCTTGGACGAAGCCGATTACTTAAATCCCCAATCTACACAACCAGCTCTTCGTGGTTTCATAGAGGAATTCTCTTCTAACTGTAGATTCATCCTAACTTGTAACTTTAAGAATCGTATCATAGATCCTCTCCATTCGAGATGCTCTATATTTGAATTCAACTATGGATCCACTAATGGTCGTTTGGCCGGTGACTTCATGAAACGTCTTCAAATGATTCTTGATTCAGAAGAAATCAAATATGAGAATGCAGTGATTGCAGAACTCATTATGAAATACATACCAGACTGGCGTCGTGTTCTTAACGAATGCCAACGATATGGTATGAGTGGTCACATTGATACTGGCATTCTTGTAACTCTAGACGAGACAAGCATTAAGGGATTAATGGGTGATCTTAAGACCAAGAACTTTAAAGAGATGCGTAAGTGGGTAACTAATAACATTGACGTTGAATCTGCAAAGCTATTTAGAATGATTTATGATAACATGTTAACGTACATCGAACCTTCGAGTATTCCTCAAGTGGTTCTTATACTAGCAGACTATTCCTATAAGGATAGCTTTGTGGCTGACCACGAATTGAACGTGGTGGCATGTATGACAGAGATCATGTCTCAAATAAACTTTAAATAGGAGTATACGTTATGGCAGACGTAGTAGGTTTCGCAACGATTATTATAGCATTCGCTACAGTAACCATTGCTTTTCAAATAGAGAAGGCCGCTAGATTTTTAAGCCTTATCAATCGTTTTTTAATGGAGACAGACAATGCAAACAATGAATGATGCAAGTTGGATAGTAGAACAGGACATATCAGGTCCCAACGTTAGACAAGAGTTACGTGAGTTTTTATTTGATGGAGAGGTTGAAGTCAAGTTTAAGAAGTTGGATGATACTGAACGTGTAATGTTATGTACCCTTCATCCAGATTTAATCCCTGACGCGATGATGCCTAAAGGTGATATGGATCCAAAACCTGAAACACACCTTGAAACAATGAAGGTGTTTGACATTGAAGCACAAGGTTGGAGATCGTTCCGATTGGAGAATCTTATCTATATTAAAACGAATTACACGTCATGAAGGTATGGACTGTAGTAAAGCCTCAGCCTGCAGATGATTTGTTTGAACAGGGAATCGAAAATGCACAGGACTTAATTAGTTACTGTGCAAGAGTATCGAACCCTGCCAATGAAATGAATACTGCCACGGCTGATAAGCTTATTCGTTATCTCGTTAAGCATAAACATTGGTCACCCCTTGAAATGGTTAGTTGTACCCTTGGCATTGAAACGACACGTGATATTGCACGGCAACTTCTCCGCCATCGTTCAATGTCATTCCAAGAGTTTAGCCAACGATATGCTGATCCACAAGACATGGATGATGCATTTGTATTGAGGGAAGCACGTATGCAGGATCCTGCCAACAGGCAGAACTCTATTACATGTGGACCTGAGCACTTTGACATTATGGTTGAATGGACTTGGCGTCAAAAAGCATCCATCAAACTTGCCCAAGAGAATTACGATTGGGCTGTTAGCAAGGGTATTGCAAAGGAACAGGCACGCAGTGTTCTACCAGAAGGTAATACGGTATCACGTTTGTTTGCCAATGCAACACTAAGGTCATGGATTCATTATATCGAACTGCGGACCAGCAATGGTACACAGTTAGAACATATTGAAATGGCTAGAGCTATTGCTGTGGAGATCTCTAAGATCTTTCCAATGACTGAAGAGTTTGTTGGTAAAGAAGATACCAAGGTGTACTTTAAATAAAACTGTGATATAATATATACTATGAATCCATTTGAATTAATTAAATCGATATCTAACACAAAGAAAGATATCCTGGAGAATGAGAAGGACTACAATGCCTTTATGGTTAACCGTGGTCTTTCTTATTTCCCAGACACTGTGATATATGCTAACGAGATGAATAAGTATCATCATCTCGCTGGTGATATGCAATATCAATTCCTTATAAATATAATTAGAAAACGAAATCGTTTTTCTAAGTGGAACAAGTCAACTGAATCTGATGACATTAAAATAATTAAAGAATATTATGATTATAGTAATGAAAAGGCCAGGGATGTTCTTCCGCTGTTAAGTAAAAAACACTTGAATATAATAAGGAATAGAATACAGCATGGCGGAATTCAACGATGAACTGGTGGTCTGGAAACCAGAGATGATGTTAGAGGTGATACTGGCAGAACCAGATGATTTTCTAAAGATACGTGAGACACTTACTAGAATAGGTGTAGCATCTAAGAAAGACAATAAATTATATCAATCCTGCCATATACTTCATAAGCAAGGCCGATATTTTATAACTCACTTCAAAGAGTTATTCTTATTAGACGGCAAGCCATCGAATCTAACAAAGAACGATTTAGAGAGAAGGAATACTATTGTTAAACTAATGGATGATTGGGGGTTATTAACCACCGTCGCTGCCGTTGGTGAGACAGCTTCTCTAAATCAAATTAAAATTATATCCCATAAGGATAAGACCTCTTGGGAATTATGTCCAAAGTATAACATTGGCATAAAGTAACTAACCTGGAGTGTAGCAATGGCGTATTCAGAGCAAGTTTTAGATCACTACAATAACCCACGTAATGTTGGTGTAATGGATCCGTTGGATCCTGATGTAGGTACCGGAATGGTGGGTGCTCCTGCGTGCGGTGACGTAATGCGACTTCAGATTAAAATCGAAGAAGGTATTGTAACAGATGCCAAATTCAAAACATACGGTTGTGGAAGTGCAATCGCTTCTAGTTCTCTTTTAACTGAATGGGTTAAAGGTATGGATATAGAAGAAGCTGATAGTATTAGGAATTCAGAAATCGCTGAGGCGTTAGCATTACCTCCTGTTAAAATACATTGTAGTGTGTTGGCAGAGGATGCAATCAAATCAGCGGTGGCGGATTACAAAGCTAAACATAAATAATGAGCGGTATTAAATTATGAGTAAAATCACATCAATCAATAAGGCAAGTATGAATAACATTAGATTAATCCGATTAACCTCGGGCGAAGAAATCCTAGTACACGTTGTATCTGACACTGAGTCAAGACTATTTGTAACAGATCCCGTCCTTTTAATTCCTAACAATAAACAGATTGGCTTCATGCCTTATATGTCTTATTGCGATATGGAATCTATGGAGATTAAGCAAGAACATATCATGTTTAACCTGGCTCCTACTGAAGACTTAGCTGGCCAATATCAGGAAATGATTAAAGGCCCTAACGTCATTCAACTAAATGAATCTCCTGGTAAAATAATCGTATAAACTGTTGTACTTTGGGCATTTTTGTGTTATAATAGACACATGAAAAAAAATACTCAAACGTTCTATACTAATGCTTTCCGTTTCGGGAAGTCCATCAAATATACAGGCTACGAGAACGGTAGGAAGGTAAGCTTCTCCGTTCCGTTCAAGCCTGTTTTACATGTAACAGCACCAGTGCAGCACCTAGCCAAATGGCATGCTCTCGATGGATCTGCTGTTGAACCTATCGTCTTTCCTGATATGAGTGAAGCCACAAACTTCATTAAATCATATAAGGATATTCCCGCCTATAAAATCTATGGCAATACAAATTACGTTGCACAATATCTCAACGAGGAATATCCTGGTGTGATAGAGTGGGATCGTAACGTAATCAATGTTACCTCCTTAGACATAGAGTGTAAATTCGGTGATGGATTCCCTGAACCAGAACTTGCTGATCAAGAGATCACAGCAATCACCACTAAGAATAATATCGATAATACCTATCACACATTTGGTTGTGGGGTATATGATGTTAGCAAAGCCTTAATGAGAGATCGACCTGTTCGGTATACCCAATGTCACAATGAGAAGGACCTACTATATAAGTATATCTCTCATATGGAGACAACATCTCCTGATGTAATCACTGGTTGGAACGTAGAGTTTTTCGACATACCGTATCTGGTTAATAGAATCGCTAAGGTTAATGGCGAAGCTGCAATGAAACGATTATCCCCTTGGGGTTTGGTGGACATGCGTGAGACCAAGACAGGCTTCGGCCAGTCAACGATTAAGTATGAATTGAAAGGTATTGCTATCTTAGATTACATGGCCATCTTCAAGAAGTTTGGTTACACATACGGTCCGCAGGAATCATACAAGTTAGATCATATTGCCAATGTAGTTCTTGGTGAGAAGAAGCTTGACTATGGTGAAGCCTCTGACTTAAATGAATTGTATGAGAAGGACTATCAAAAGTTCATTGACTATAACATCAAGGACGTAGAACTCATTGATCGCATGGAAGATAAGCTTGGTCTAATCACCTTGTGTCTAACCATGGCATATAAAGGTGGAGTTAACTATGATCAGGTTCTTGGCACTGTGGCTATATGGGATTCTATAATCTATAGAGACCTTAGCAGTAAGAACGTGGCAGTTCCTATGAACTCTGAATCATTCAAAGGTGATTACCCTGGTGGTTATGTTAAAGAACCTCAGGTAGGAATGCATGATTGGGTATGTTCATTCGACCTTAACTCTCTGTATCCTTCTATCATCATGCAGTATAATATGTCTCCTGAGACTATACTTCTTGAGGATGAACTCGGTGTTAGTGTTGAGGCTGTCCTTGCTGGCGAAGTACAAAATACTTTACAAGACACCGCTTTGGCGGTAAATGGTACAAGATTCTGTACAAAAAAGCTAGGGGTATTACCATCAATCATTCAAGAGATCTATACAGAACGTGTGGGTCATAAGCAACTTCAGCTAAAAGCTCAACAAGAATTAGAGTTATGTACGGATAAGTCTGAGGTTTATAACCTTGAGAAACGTATTGCAATCGCTAAGAACCAGCAAATGGCTCTTAAGATTCTATTGAACTCTTTGTATGGTGCAATGGGTAACAAATGGTTTAGATACTTCGACATGAGAATTGCTGAGGGTATCACATTAACTGGTCAAGCAACTATTCGTTGGGCTGAGCAAAACCTTAACAACTATCTTAATACTGTATTAAAGACTGATAAGGATTACATTGTTGCCATTGATACTGACTCTGTCTATGTGACATTGGATGCATTGGTCAAACAGTTTAATCCTAAGAATCCTGTGGACTTCCTCGATAAGATATGTTCAACAGCTCTTGAGGGAGTACTAGCGAAATGTTATGCTGAATTGTATGATTCACTTGGTGGTATTCAAAATCATATGGAGATGGGTCGTGAGGTTATTGCAGACCGTGGTATATGGACAGCTAAGAAGCGATACATATTAAACGTACATGACAATGAGGGTGTTCGCTATGCCCAACCTAAGCTAAAGATTATGGGCATTGAGGCCATCAAATCATCCACACCAGCTATATGCCGTCAAGCACTTAAAGATATATTCAAAAGAATTATCGAGACTGATGAGGAGACTGTGCAAGAGGACATTGCTAAGTTTAAGGTTGCATTTAGCCAAGCCTCTCCAGAGGAAGTTAGCTTCCCACGTGGAGTTAATAACATTGCTAAGTGGACTGATAGGGATACCATCTATAAGAAAGGAACGCCTATCCATATTCGTGGAGCAATACTGCATAACAATATAGTAACCGAGAAGAAGCTTAGCAGATCTATTCAAAAGATAACATCTGGTGATAAGGTTAAGTTTACATACTTGATTAAGCCGAATCCTATTAAGGAGAATGTTATTGCTTTTGTTGATTACATGCCAAAGCAATTCAAGTTAGATAAGTATGTTGATTACAATCTGCAATTCGAGAAGACCTTCTTGGGTGCTATCGAACCTGTGCTTGAAGCTGTTGGCTGGAAGAGTGAAAGGCATATGACCTTAGAATCTTTTTTCTGTTAATAAGTGTACAAACAATAAATGTATGATATAATAGATTTATAAATTAATAAAGGAACAACATCATGAGTAAAAACTGGGTAAAAGACATTGCGCTAATGCATAAGAAGTATGGTGTGCATGAGTGGATGGAAACAGCAAGTCCATATAATCTACGAAAGTTTATTGATTTTCGTTTAGATTTTATTGAAGAAGAGTTTGAAGAAACTCAGAACGCACACTTTGCAGAGGATGCTGAAGAGATCGTAGATGGTCTTATAGATCTTTGTGTTGTTGCCATTGGTACATTAGATGCATTAGGTGTTGATCCTTACAAAGCATGGGATCAAGTCTTAAAGGCTAACATGGCTAAGGAGGTTGGTGTAAAACCTGAGCGTCCAAATCCATTAGGTCTTCCTGATCTAATCAAACCTGCTGGATGGAAAGCTCCATCACATGCTGGCAACCATGGTAACATTGCACACAGCTTTGTTCCTAAGGGAATCAATGAAGATATTTGGCATACCAACGCATCCGTTAAGGAAGAGCTTGAAGATGCAATGTATGATGGTATCATCAATTACGAGGATAAGGCTGATGCAAAAGGCTAAGATAACATATGATCTGTGGTTGCAGATGTATAAGAACAGTGACATATACACTGTGACCTTAGAAGAGCATACCAAATGGTGTAAGCAATTCGCCTTATGGAAGAAAGACGAAGAGTTATGAAAACCCCTAAGAAGGTAGTAGTTAAAAAGAAACCCGCTGCTAAGAAAAAGGTGGTGGATCCTGCAGCTAAACATCTAACACGTAGTTGGGGAAGCTTAACGGATCTAAAGAATTACTTAGAGAGCAAAACCAAGGAGAAGGTGAAAAGCTTTAATGGCTTTGAGCTTATAACCAATAAAGGTAGCTATAGTATTTCAGTCACTTACGGCACAATGGAAAACGAGTTAGTTTTTAAGAAAAAATGAAATCACTTACATTATTCAAATCGGTGTTCGACAACAAGACCCATAAACGTGTAGACTTTAATGATACGGAATCATTTGACAAACTGTTTTTGGATCTTGCTATGTTGCCCCGTAAGGATAAGAAGTCAGCCACATTGATATCACCAGCAGTATATGAAGAGGGTACAACCCGTTCTAATGCTAGTGTGATCTGTTGGGCTGGATGGTGTGCAGTGGATGTGGATGAACATGTATTTGATGGAGACCTTGAGAAAGAACTTTATAATAACTATGGCAAATGGAATAACATTATATATTCCACAGCGTCATCCACTAAAGAACATCCAAAGTTTAGAATAGTATTTCCCCTAAGCGATGATGTCCCTAAGGATAAGATTAAACACTTTTGGTTTGCTCTTAATAAAGAATTAGGTGACATTGGAGATCCCCAAACAAAGGATCTCAGTCGTATGTATTATATCCCCGGTCTTTATGACGGGGCATATAACTTTATCTTCCAAAATACCTCTAGTATGATCATGAATCCATATGAGATTATGGCTAAGCATGATTATGTTGAGAGATCCGGTGGTCTATTAGATCATCTCCCACCTGAAATTCGTCGTCAGCTTCTTGCCCATCGTAAGAATGAAATGACAAACACGAGCATAACATGGAGCAACTACAGAGATTGCCCATTCGTTAACAACAAATTAGTTAAGGAGTATAACCAAATCTCCGACTCTGGTTGGTATACAAAGATGTATGCCATTATGGTTTCTATTGCAGGTAATGCCGTACGTAAAAAATACAACATCACTGCAGCAGAGATCACTATATTATGTAAGGAAATTGATTATGAGAACGGAAATTGGTATAAAACCAGACCCTTCGACAAAGAAGCAGATCGAGCAATCGAATTCGTCTATGGAAACGTATAGGGAAACGTTCTTAAGAGGATTTCCTTTAGTCATAGAAGTAACCCAAGAGTTTTTAGATTACCGTGATAACATGTGGGCAACCGCCAATCTTTCTAGTAAGAAAAACTGTGACTTCTTCTTGTTTGAATGGTATCTGTTACAACTAGGATTCACATCTCCTAACAACTGGCGACATGACGTCATATTGCCGTTCTTTAAATTTGTTGATGTTAAGCACGTAATGTCACAGTACTTTAGTATTGACACAAAAGAGAAGTTCGATCAGTTTGTTCAATCTATTAAGATGGGGCAGCTAAACTATTTCTTCTTCTATACTACATTCCCTCATTTTGAACGATCATACGTGTTAGGTGATATGATTACCATAGAGGGATTAGACTTTAAGGATGCAAAAGAAACTTTAGATGAAACCTCTAGAAGCATCCACGACTCGAGCTATAGATATTATAGACCCCAAAAGTATGTACTTCCAGCAAAAGTATGATATAATGTATTACATAACCAAAAGGAGTATCCATGAAACAAAAAGAATCAATCTTAGTTCTTCAAGAATGTGCTGAGTTACAATCTAAGAAGTCCCAAGACTATCAGAATCCAAATTCACAAGTGAAACAAGCAATGCATTATCGACGTGGAGTTGATTCAATTCATGATACCATGCACGGTAAAATGTTACGTGCCCAATCTTTACTTGAATCAGGCGAAGCCAATAACTTTGAATCATTGGAGGACACATACAAAGATCTTATTAACTATGCATCTTTTGCTGTGGCATATATCCGTGGTCAAATGGAAGGGCAGGACACAACACTTGATTATTTAAATAGGCCTAAAAATGATGATAAATCCGTATAGAGTAAAAGATGTACGGTCGTATTTCATATCCTCTAAGCAGTGTGATATGAATATGACCACCGATAAGACTGGCGTTAAATGCATTGAACTTATTGGTGCATCCTTTCTTGCTGATGAACCATCTATCTTTGGTGAACCTAACGCAGAGTATATCAAAAAAGAGATTGAATGGTATATGTGTCAGTCATTAAATGTCAATGACATATACACTGATGGCCGTAAACCACCAGCAGCGTGGCAATACGCAGCATCACCTGATGGATATATCAATTCTAACTATGGTCATCTAATATACTCAGAGGACAATAGCTTTCAATACGAACATGTATTAGAAGAGTTAATTGCAAATCCTAATAGTCGTAGGGCTGAGATGATCTACACTAGACCTACCATGTGGAATCAGTATAACTATAAGGGTATGTCAGACTTTATATGCACTAACACTGTGACTTATTATATAAGAGATGGTAAGTTAGATTGCGTTGTACAAATGAGGTCTAATGATGTAGTGTATGGTTATAAGAACGATTACGCTTGGCAGAAGTATGTGCTAAACGAATTAGCTAATGACCTTGAAGTTCTTCCAGGCAAAATGATATGGCAGGTACAGAATATGCATGTATATGAAAAGCACTTTGATCTAATTACTCCTGGTCCGGTAATGCCTAATGTGGCTTAACGAAGAAGCCCTAGATGTTCTCACTAATTACTATTATCCTAAGGCCGCATGGCTTCAGGATAATGTCAATTGGGGACCATTAGATTATGAAGGGCCAGAGGCAAATTCTTTTGTCAATGATCCTCTCCTCCAGCAGGTAGAGATCTACGATTGTAAGACGAGAAACGCAGCAGGCTTTTCTAATGTATTGCAAGACCTAAAGTTTGGATCTAAGACCCCTAAGTGGAGATGGCAGAACACATCAAGACGTGAACTTAATACGGATAACGATACCATTCAATGGGATCTACCTACATGGTTGTATGTCATGATGTGTCACCGTATCACTGGTTCAGGTGCTTCATTTGAGAATGATCATGGATACCGTAACAACATTATCCAACGTTGGGGCAGACATAGAGACATGCAGGATATGGCTGAGGACTTAATAGAGTCTAAAGCAAGAGGTCCAATCTTTACTTCTACAGGTAACCAACCACCAGCTCCTAAGAAAGGTACAACCAATGTCGACTTTATGACAAAGGAATTACCTGAGTTAATGTCGAGTGCTGCAACCTTTCTATTGCAAAAGAAGCGTGGCCATAAAGAGATCGTAGATTATTTGAATGAACACAATGCTAAGATGGGTCATAGGAAGTTTAACTTTCAATATGCTGCCTTCTCTATGGATTGTTCTGACTACTATCCTGAACTGGTTGATGTGGATTCACACACATACCTTGGTAACAATGCAATACGTTGCATGAAGAAGTTATCCACAGGATATAAAGCTGATGAGTTCATGGATCTATTGGTTGAAAGAACTGGTGGTAAGGCTAAAGACTTAGAGGATGTTATGTGTGACTTCGTTCGCTTTGGACAGAATTATGTACCAAGGGGTAACGGCACATACGATCACGTTCCCTCGAATATAAGTAATAGTTCAGGCTGGGTATCTGGCTGGGATCAACGACAGGGATCACCACGTGATCTAAATAACACATTACCAATATAGGTTTACATAATGGCACATAACATTCACGTACAAGACGGTAGAAACATTGATATCGAATTGGGAATGAGTCCACAAGAAGCTAAGAACTATTATTTAGATCTTGCTGGCGATTGGGAGGATCCTAACCCACCTATTGTTGAATCGATGCATGACGGTATTCGTTGTGTAAGAGATGACATGGTCGTTGGAACTAAAATCCGTGGTGCTGATTTACTAATGTCCACCATTAAAGCTGACGTGGTTAGTTATGTACAGCCTAGGACTGGTCTTGCTGGTCTAAGTATATTGGATGTAGCTAAGAGACATGGTAAGAAAGTACGTCTCTATATGCCTTCAAGCAAACTCATATCACATCACCAAGCATGTTGCATTGAACAAGGGGCTGACGTCAGCTTCCATCGTATTGCAGCCATGCCGAACCTTAACCGTATCGCCAAAGAAGATTCAAACCTTAATGGTTACTTCTTTATCCCCCTAGGACTTAAGCATAGGTTGGTCACTGCAGCCATGGTTAAAGTGGCCTCTCAATTAAAAGAACCTGATGAAGTCTACGTTGCAACATCAACTGGTGTACTCACAAGGTCTTTACAGATCGCTTGGCCTAATGCTAAGTTCACATCAGTGGCTGTGGCAAGGAACATGAAGGCTGGCGAATTAGGACGAGCTGATGTTATCTCAGAGAAGTTAGCATTTACTCAGTCTGAGAAGGCAGAGAACCTACCACCATTTCCTTGTATAGCCACATATGACGGTAAGATCTGGAAGTATATTCCTAAGAATACTGATAAGGACATATTGTTTTGGAACGTTGGTGCTGAACCAGTCTTAGAGGACATAGGTATCTACGACCGAACAGATAGTTATAGACAGTGGGACAAATATTTATGATGTACTTCCATTAAAACTGTGATATAATACAACCTGTAAGGAGAAAAAATGATAACTGGTACTTTTAGTAGAATCCCTCGTAAGACAAACAGTCATGGATATGGTTGGGCTCGTAGCTGGGCAGAGAATTTAAACTGTGGCATTAACCACTCCAACAAAAAGGTTGAGTTATTATACCTTGACCATGGAGTTAACTTCGGTGGATCTATCAATCTATTTGGTGGATTCAATGATGCTCTTAAAGAAAGCATCGACAATTTCCTAGATGCAGAGCATGTAATTTCATTAGATATGGACTGCCCTCCCTATGGAAACATGCTAGCCAAACGTAAAGATGTCTTAGACAAAGACTGGTGCGCTCGTGTCCAAGAGAAATGCGACGGTGCCGAAACACTAATGTCCACCGGCTTAGACGCCGAATGGTTAACTATAGGTGATAGTCACACTGCAGCCTTTGCCCCTGAAGGTAGCATGATTGTTAAGACCAACGGTATGACACTCAACGGTCAATTAAAATCTGATTTCTCGTATGTAAGAGATCATATTGCTGAGTGCAATAATCTAAAAGGCATAACGTTGGTCTTTGGTAACATCGATATTAGACACCATATATGCAGGATAAATGATGCAAAGATATTTGCACGTGTTAGTGTTAAAGAGATGTGGAAATCCTATAAGGAATTCGGCGATAGTCTTGGTATCCCAGTTGAATATGCTGTACCTTGGCCAATAGAATTCGAAGGAAGGAAACTACCTAAGACTGGTTACTATAAAGGTCAACCGTTTTGGGGTAGCATTGCAGATCGTAAGCAGGTATTAAATGAAATCATTGATGCCATGGATGAACTTGGTATGAATAAGGTTATGTATCCCACTGAATGGTTAACCATGGATCCTGAGGCTTATGCCAAACTTAAGATGGAGAACATGTCAAGTGTTCACATCTCACCAGAGTGTTATAGACGAAAACTATTTGGTGAAGAAGAGTGTACATTAGCACAATTCATGTTATAATAGACACATAAATTAATAAAGGAGCAAATACATGGGCATAATGGATAAACTTCAGAAGAATAGCCGGATTAAAGAGACAGCAGTTCTCGATAAATCTAAGTTATTCTCTGGCAAGGACCTGGTTCCCACACCGGTCCCAATGATTAACGTTGCACTATCTGGTGATCCAGACGGAGGACTGAGTTCAGGACTAACAGTATTAGCAGGACCATCGAAGCATTTTAAGACTTCGTTTGCCTTGTTAATGGCAGCAGCATACTTAGCAAAGTATGACGATGCTGTTTTGTTATTCTATGATTCAGAGTTTGGTAGCCCGCAACAATACTTTAAGTCGTTCGGTATTGATACTTCTCGAGTTCTACATAGCCCTATTGCTAATGTGGAAGAACTGAAGTTCGATCTAATCAATCAATTAGAGAATATCGAACGCAAAGATAAAGTCATTATTGTTATTGACTCTATTGGTAACCTTGCCTCTAAGAAGGAAATGGATGATGCTATGGACGGAAAGTCTGTGGCTGATATGTCAAGAGCAAAAGCCCTTAAGGGTTTATTCCGAATGACAACTCCATATTTAACCATGAGAGACATTCCATTAATTGCTGTTAACCATACATATCAAACCATGGAGATGTTCAGTAAGGCTGTAGTGTCAGGTGGAACAGGTATTTATTACTCAAGTGATAACATCTGGATCATTGGACGCCAGCAAGAGAAGAAAGGCACTGAGATCATGGGGTATAACTTCGTGATTAACGTAGAGAAATCTAGGTTTGTACGTGAGAAGTCTAAGATCCCTATTAGTGTTACATGGGAAGGTGGTATCGAACGTTACTCTGGTCTATTAGATGTAGCAATGGAAGGTGGATATGTAGTTAAGCCTAACATTGGTTGGTACTCCAAAGTGGATAAAGAGACTGGAGAGGTTGAAGAGAAGAAAGTTCGTGCAGCTGAAACTCTTACGGAAGCTTTCTGGGAACCTATCTTTAAGAACACAGACTTTAAAGCGTACCTTAAGAAGAAGTACGAAGTAGGTCATGCGAGTATGATCAAATCATCACCTGAAGATATGGATATTTAATGCAAATTGAAACATTAATCTTACGAAACTTGATGCTTAATGAGGATTACACTAGAACCGTAATTCCTCACTTAAAGCTTATATATTTTGAAGAGCCTTACCGTGCAGTGTTCTCTGAACTTGTAGACTTTGTTAACAAATATAACAAACTACCAAGCGCAGATGCACTTAGCATTGAATTGAGAAACAACACAAAGGTTGGATCTGATTCATTGGCCCTTATTCCGGAGATCAGTGTACAAAGTAAAGAAGAAACATTACCTTGGCTTATTGAACATACAGAAAAGTGGTGTCAGGATAGAGCAATCTATCTTGCCATCATGGATTCAATCAATATCATAGAAGGTAAGCATGAGACGTTAACTAAGAATGCCCTACCCGATGTATTAAGTGATGCACTAAGTGTTAACTTTGATATTAGCGTAGGACATGACTATGTAGACGATTCTGACTCACGATTTGATTTTTATCATAGAAGCGAGGAACATTTACCATTCGACCTATCAATGTTTAACAAGATCACTAAAGGTGGTTTAGTTAATAAGACTTTGAACGTTGCCCTTGCGGGTACTGGTGTGGGTAAATCATTGTTCATGTGTCATGTTGCCGCTGGCGCCTTAACACAAATGAAGAATGTATTGTATATCACCATGGAAATGGCTGAGGAAAAGATCGCTGAACGTATCGATGCCAACTTATTGAATGTGCCTATTGATCAATTAGAGAATCTATCTAAAGATATGTTTGATAATAAGATAAAGAAGCTAACTGATAAGGGTGTGGGTAAGTTAATCATTAAAGAGTATCCAACAGGTGCAGCTAACTCAAATAACTTTAGATCGTTATTGAAAGAACTTCAGTTGAAGAGAGACTTCGTACCTCAATTGATATGCATAGACTACTTGAATATCTGTTCAAGCTCACGTATGAAGGCTATGGGTGGTTCAATCAACTCATATACATATGTTAAGGCTATTGCAGAAGAGCTTCGTGGTTTAGGACAGGAGTTTAATCTACCAATCCTAACTGCAACACAGACAACACGTAGTGGTTTTGCATCATCTGATGTAGGTTTGGAAGATACTTCTGAATCGTTTGGTCTACCAGCAACGGCTGACTTAATGTTTGCTCTTATATCCACTGAAGAACTGGATAACTTGAATCAGATAATGATTAAGCAATTGAAGAACAGATACAATGATCCAACTGGTGCTAATCAGAAGTTCGTTGTGGGTATTGACAGGGCTAAGATGAGACTGTATGATGTGGAAGATACTGCACAAACCCTCAACGTGACGGATGAACCACCTAAACAACCTAACAATTATGAGGGATTCAAGGTATGAGCACCTTAGTTCAAAGCAAAGAATGGTCTGATAAGTATATGAAGTTAGCCAAACAAATTTCTACTTGGAGTAAAGATCCTAGTACAAAGATTGGGGCTATCGTGGTAGGAGCTGACGGTCAGATATTGGCACAAGGATTCAATGGTTTCCCTAGAGGAATCAAAGATTCTGATGAGAGATTAAATGATCGTAAGAGAAAATATGAATTAATTGTACATGGTGAGATGAATGCAATATATAATGCTTCACTCAATGGGGTATCTTTAAAGGATGCTACATTATATGTCTATGGTTTACCTACTTGTAATGAATGTGCCAAGGGTATTATTCAGGTTGGTATTAAAAAGGTTGTAGCTATGAGACCTGCCAACTACAATGAGACTTGGAATGAATCAATCGATAACGCTCAGGCCATGTTTAATGAGGCTGAGGTAATGTATTTAATAGAAGTGGAGAAAGAATAATGGGTAAGACAACAGTACCGTATGTTAAGCAACCAGCAAAAGGTGTTCGACGCACTAAGAAGAATATGAGCCACGGCACATATAGATGCAAGCGCCATCCAACATCCCCTAGGTGTAAAAATGCTTAAAAGTTTATTTAACCAAACTTATTCTAAAAGGTTTTTAGATAAGATTGAATCACGCCGCGGTGAGTACTACGAGAAGCGTAGGATTAAAACCATCAATAAGAATGCTATGCTACTAGCAGGCCAATGGAAGCATGAATATCCAACTGGCACTCCAATAGAATATATCAGAGATGATATTATTGAGTGCTGGGAAAAACGTTCGCAGGCTGGTATATACTCATACATTGATAAGGGTACACATGACAAGTAAATTTATACCATTCGAGAAATGGTCATTCGTAGATCAACATGGCAGGGACGATAGTCATTGGTATATACGAATGGAGGGTGGTGAATACCATGACGTCATATATCGTTACATGGATGTAAAACTAAATGACACCACCAAGTCCATTAACTTTGATTATGAAGTGGTTGATTA